GTGGTCTCATCAGTACGTGCGTCTGTACCGTCGCCAGTAGCGTCTGCACCCTCATTCGCACCAAAGTCAGTGTTTGTGATCAACCAAGCTGGTGCGCCGGCAAGTTCACGAGCCGCTGAAGAAGAGCCAGCAACGCGAGCATTGTTGTCGAAAAGTGCTTTTTCGATGTCCAATTTTTGCTCTTTAGCGATTTTCAAAGTTTGGTATGCAACTTCTTTTGCACGACCAGCTTTGTCCAAACCTTCGTCTGTGTCTGGAACGACAACAGCGTTTTTGAAGATTTGTGTGTAGTTGCCCAAGCGAGTTGTTGCAGAGCGAGCTTCGCCAGCAGTCGCGTCGCCCTCAATGTGAGCATTCGCGGCAGATGCGCGAAGTGAGTCAGTCTGCCACTCAACCAATGTGTTCTTTGCAGAGGTCTTTTTGGCTTTTGAGTAGAACGGTGTTTCCTCTGGAGACACGTTGTAGATTACGTTGGACAAGTCCTCACGGATGCCTACGGAATCGTATGAGTCGAATGTGTTGGTTGGCTGTGCCATTTGTGTAGTCCTTTCAAAGACTTAGGAGTTAAAGATCAAGTTGACGGCATCGTCAATTGAACCAGTTTTCTGCAAGCGCGATTGCGCTTTAGTGCGAGTTGCCGCGTTACCGTCTTGCCTCTTTTTCGCGCCAGCCTTCACAACAGGTCGAGCCTTCTGGCCCTTCTGTTGAGCTTTGCCGCGATTAGCTTCGAGTTGACGCCACTTACGTGCATCATTCATTGCACGGATGTATCGGCTATCCGTTACACCTGACATTTCCTCTTCGCTAAACCCGTATGCCGCGCCCGTATCGACCAGTGCAGTTTTAATCTTTGGACCTTTAATTGGGTCCGCAATGTCAGGGATATACTGCTTCAGAATCTCGGCCTGCTCTTGGAGGTACGACTGTGAGGCCGCTTCCTGAACTTGCTGTTTCTGTTGCTGCATAAGCTGAATTTGCTGCATGTTTTGGTCGTATGCAACTTTCGCCTCATCGTACTTCAGCTTTTCCTCCATAAACCCGATTGGGTCTTGCTCGAAAAGCTCACGCGATGGTGGCGTTGGTTGCTGGATGCCGCCTTGCTGCATTTGCTGGTGCATTTGCAAGATTTGGTCACGTTGCTGTGCTACCGCTTTCGCGTGCTGCTCGATTTGCGCTTGGGCCTGAATGGTTTCCCGCTCAAACTCCTTACGTGCCTCTGCAACCTCCTGAAAACGCTTGTTAATTGCCGCTTGTCCCGCCGCAGATTGTTTTAACTGATCCAGTGTCCAATTTTCGTCTTTTCCGTCAACTTTGACGGGGATTAAATTGGTGTCTTGAGCTTCCACATCTACTAGGTCGTCGTCAATTTCTGCATCATCGTAATCGTCATCGGATGCTTCGATGTCATCTTCGTACTCATCAGTAACTTCAATCTCTTCGCCGGGACCGTCGTCTTCGGGTTCAGTGATTTCGTTTACTGCTTCACTCAGATTGTCTTCGCCACCAGTGGTTTCTGGGGCTGTGGATAGCAGGCTCTCAGCCGCTTGTTCTAGTGTAGTCGATTCCATCGGTACTACTTTCTCTGTTTGCGATCTAACAGTGTCTCTGCTGCAATTGCAGCGTCAAGGTTCACTTCGATCAAGTTAAGCGCACGAACCATTGCGTGCGCCTCCTCACGGGCGTGCATATCGTCCGCTTTACTGTCCATAAATACACCAATTTGTGCCTCACGAACAGATGCCATAAACCCCTTGAAGGCGAGGTCATTCTTTAGCCGCTTGGCTTCTTCAGCCTTGATGCGGATGTCTGTTTTATTGGCCATTAGTGAAACCCCTTATAGCCATACACGCTTAGGTGAATCAGGTGTAACACCATGTGATACATCAAGAGCCTCGACAGCATCACGCACAGTATCGCTAGATAGGCGGATGTTTACATGCCAACCGTCTAATGTAGTCATATCAGGGTACTCCATTCCTTCGTCATTTATGAGGGTAACGCCTGTAGGCTCATGCAAGACACCTACAACGTCGATAGCGTAGTCTGCTGTGTTACTTACAAACTCACCTTCTTCGTTGTAGAAGGCAGACAGCACTGAGGGAACAGACGCCTCAGATACCAGCTTGAGATAAAAGTCAGTCTTTGGTGCTTCTACTTCGTCTATCATGTTGATGCCTCCGTAATACCTACGTCACCTAAGTCATCTGACCACATACGGAACTGTCCGATTGTACCCATGAAAAGTTGTCCAAGCTCTAAGTCAATAGATGACAAGGCAGGTAGAGCCGTGGGGGTTGTGTTGGCTGTCAGGAGTGTACCCTCATGCGCACCGTTGATGAACGTAGAGCCATGACGACCAGCAAGGTTGAACGGCACGTTAGTGCCAGCAGAGTAGACGTTATTTGCTCCAACAACCGAATCATTGCCAGAGGAGGTAGCCTGTTGTAGAAACTGGGGTTGACCTGTTCTACTGCCTGACGTTGTAAACCTGTTATAGATAATGTTGTTGTTGTCAAGCCGCCAGCGCCACGGCAGGGCTGTGTTGGTACTACCACTATCAGCATACGTTATCTTGCCATCAATCTGGATAGACATGTTAGTGTTGTCATAAGGCAGGTTAGCCGCAGGGACTGTTAGTGTCTCAGCAGCACGAGTTACTGTAGAAGAGCCTGTTGGGATGTAGCTTGATGGGGTTGAGCCAGCTTCTAGCTGTGCGCCCCAAACATAAATAAACTTACCTTGAGTTAAACTTGAAGCACCCCAAGGGTTACTTGAGTAAGTATTGTCACTTCCCCCAGCACCGAAGAAAGAAATACCGCTTGTCGTGTTGGCAAGAACACACCTAAACCAGCCATTTCCTACAGACTCTATTGAAGCATCGCACTGTCGTGAATGTACAACAGTGCCACTTTCTAAGTCAAACACTCCGTAAGGCGAAGTACCACCTACGATACCTTCAATCCAACCATAAACCCCAGATGAACCTGCCTTCATAAAACAAGTCAAGGACATACCTGTACCTTGGGGGTTTGAATCGTAAAGACCAGTAGCACCAGCACCCCCTGCCCCTGTCAGCTTAGAGGCAGTTGAAGTGCCGTCTGGCGCAACATAGGATGTGTCTACTGTTGATGCAGATTTAGACCAAGCCGAGTTTGAGAAGTCACCACTGTGAACCTGCAAGTTAGTCCGAGCTTCACTCTCGTGGAGGATGCCTTCGTTAACCCAAGCAGAGCCATTGTAGATGTGATGACCACGACGAGAAAGGTAGACAGGAGTAGTTGTCGTTGGGACGTAGCTGCTAGCAGTGTCAGGGCTGGTTACCATGCCACCGAGGCCGCTGCGGAAGGAGTGGGGATAGGCGACTAGAACCCCAGACGCACCATCCCCTGTAAAGGACTGTGAGCCGAAGGAGATAGCTTGGGTCGTTTCCACTACCGAGAAAACTTCCTGGAACACAGTAGAGCTGGTTATTGAACACCTGTACCAACCATTACCCAAACTTGTTACTGTCGGCGATACGGAGCCAGTATCTAAAGACACACTCCCGTCTGACAGATTGATAATCGCATAGTGTTGGTTATTGGTAGCAACCGAGAAGAAGTTATAACCATCTGCTTTGAGGTCTATAGTTACTGTCGAAAGCATGCCATTAACAAGATTGCTGTTAACTTGGTTTTTATAGAGCCTGTGAAACCCACTAACAGTAGTCGGTGTTAGCTTAAAGGCTGTTGGGTTGCCCTCAAAGTCATTCTGACCAGTCGTTACTGTCAGGTCATTATTAGTCCAATTAGCATTAGTTAAGTCACCACTATGGGTCAGCAAGTTATGAGGACGCCACTTAAGCAAGCCATCACTATCAACCATAGTTGCATTAGTGGAAGCTGAGTGAGTTATAGCAGAAGCAAAAACAGTACTTTCTTCACCTTTTCTGTAATAGCTGTTCTTAAAGTCAAACACCAATGCAGGCTCAAAGCCTGACACTACATAAGCGCTAGTAGATAAACGCAATTGCGCCGTCAGGGACAGGCTCAGACCAATCTGCATAATGACCTCTTTTTAATATAGGGCGGCGATATTTGACGCGGTAGTTCCGGTCGCAAAAACACGCTTAACCGACACTGGCAGAATTGAGCCAGCGGCGACGCCAGTTAGAGTAACCGTTGAGCCAGCGGCAGTGATAACTTTTAAATTTCCCGCGCCGCCTATAAACAAGCCGCGTGTAGGGTCAATGTTAGCAGTGTCGCTGGTGGTAACAGACGCCATGTCATGCGCTGGCTCTGTTTTTCCGATATTAGCCATTGTCGTATCCTTTTAAAGTCCAGAAATATATAACACGAAGCCGCGTTTATGGCAATGAGGCCATGTCGCCGACCATGCGAACCTTATCTTGCTCGGCCTGCACTCTGGCTACGTCAACAGATGTGCCGTACTCGCCGTAAATCTTGGCCGCATCAACCAGCAAGTCTTGCGCCATTTGATCACGCTTGAGGTCATCGTCTGCCGCCGCTTTCTGCATGTCGAACTGCATTTTCATTTGGTCCGACTGCATCTTGCCCTGCACTTTCATTTGCTCTGCCTGCAAGAACGCTGCGTTTGGATCGGCTGGCTGGCCTTGTGCTTCTTGAGCCTGCTGCTGCATCTGCAACATTTGAGCCTCAATTTCAGGTGTGATTGGCGCAAAGTAGCGGTCAGCATTGCGGATACCTGTAGCCGCAAGTTGATCCGCAAGCGTGTTGCGAATGTTGGTTAAGCTGACCAAACCATTTTGCGGGCCATAGGTTTGATAAACCATAGTCTGCATTTGCAAAGCCTGCGATAAGGCCATCATCTTTTCTTCTTCACGGCCAGTGCCAAGTCCGACGTTGATAGTCACGTCAAAAGATGAATCCCACACCCGTGGGTCAACAGGGACAAACATGCCATTCATGCGCATCATCTGCTCTTCATCTACGTTCTTATTCATCAAACGCAGCATAATGCCAAACAAGTCACGCATACCGTCTGCAAGGTTGCGGACCATAACCTCGACTTGACCAGCAGCCGACTGCACAGTGGCCTGCACAGCCGCTTTGGTCGTGGACTGCATTGCGTCTGGGTCAAGGCCCATAGATGCTCTTGAGACGCCTGTTTTGGTCTCCACGAGGCTATCAAGGTAAGTTAATGCGCCAAGTGTCTGGCCCGCAGTAAATGGGACTGACAGCTCCTGCACAGCGCCGGGTTGACGCATACGGACGATTGCACCAATTTCATTATTCAGCACGTCATCAATATTAACTGCGCCTTCAACAATGCCCAAGCGTGGGTTATTTGTCATTGCTACGTTATCAAGGATAGAGCGCAGCACAGACGTTGCCGCGTCCTGATCATCCATAACGATTTCAGCAAGCGAACGACCATAGAACGTGTGAGGCTCTGGGTCGATTTCAAACTTGGCGAATGGGATTTCGTCGCACGGTTCAAAGTCCAACAATTCATACGCAGAGCCACCACATGTCAACTTATGCAAAACTGGTATGCCTGTGCCGTCTACGTCAATCCGCATGTAGGCTTCAGTGACAGTGACGTTCTTCATTGCCGGGTCTTGCTCGTCATTGTCTGACGTATCCATGTCATAGCCACGGCGCTCAAACACCTCGGCCTCTGTCATTTCAGAGCCGCTTTCCAAGCTATCTAGGTTCAATACATCGTCAGGGTCAAAGCCCATTGCGATCAAATCACCAGCACGCATTTCTGTGCGGTGAGCCACCAAATAAGCATCTTTAAGATTACGTGCATCGCGATCTACGAAAAACTCTTCAGGTGGAACGCTCTCAATGCAAAGCTCGCCCTTTTCTTGCTGGCGGCTAAGTTTGACGGTGTGAACAGGCATTTCAACTTCCATGCCCATTTCGTCAACCGACAATGACATTTCTGTGCTGTGTTCAATTACTGTCACTTCATCGTCGTCCACCAGATACGTGTA